ACAGGGGGTTATTTGTATTTATTCGCAAAATGCAACAGGTTTCACGAATTAGATGAAAAAGGGCAACTTCCGCAGTATGCTACAATTTGTATAGCATGCTGATTAAGGAAGTTGCCTTCTTCGGTTTATTAATCTATTTGTGAAACGGGTGTTTTGCGAGTAATTATTGATTTATAGTTTTTTTATCTCAAGCCAACTTGTAAGCATATAATTTATTTGTTCATTTCTGGTTCTGTGACTGTCCTTGGCTATTTTGTCAATTTGTTCACATGGGTCTGGAGGTGTTCTTATTGAAGTAATTTTTAGTTTTTCTCCTTTTGCTTGTTTTCCATATATTTACCTCATCTCGCTTTATTCTTCTTTTTTTCCAATTCCTAGTAGCCAATCCGTTGTTACGTTATAGAGTTCTGCTAGTTTTGCTATATCTTCTATTGTTGGTTCTCTTTCGCCAGTTTCAAACCTTGAAATTTTGCTTTGACTTATGCCAGTTTCCGTTTGTACATCGTATTGTGATAACCCTAATTCTAATCTCATTTGTTTTAATCGCATCTTAGCTACTTCTTTGTACATTATGCTCACCTCTTTTTTATGACATTTTAGCATATTTAACCATTTTATGTGATGACATTTTGTCATTTTTTTATAATGACATAATAGCATTATTTATGCTAATATGTCATTAAGATTTTTATTATGTTTTTATTAAATTGAAGGAGTGTGACTCAATATGAAAATGACATCTGAAAAATGCAGAATTGTAAGCAAAAATGAAGTGGTTATTCAGACAGGGGAGAGAAGAGGGGAAGTAGTATTCCGATTGGCGGTTGCTGACGGAGAAGGAACTTTGACGGATATTCAAGCAAAGATTGAACCAGACGTTTATAAGAGTTTGGAACTCTTTGGTGTTGAATATGATTGCGTGTTTGATTATTCCATGAGGACATTTAACGGCAAAGCTTATGCGAGCTTTTGCGTGGTTGATATCTTTAA